GCGGCGCAAAGTTTTGACCCTGCCTCGAATAGAAATCATTCCGGGCCGTGATTGCCGCATCCATGCTTTCCTTTGCGGCGGCTTTCCATGCGGCAATAATTTCAAACCGCTTGGCGTCGGGCATATCCTCGAGCCGGTAGGTTTCGGACATGGTTTCCGAAAAGCGGCTTGCCAGCTTGGTGAATGCGTCGGCCGTTGCGTAAAGCAACGCGGCCGGACGCAAGCCCGGTTGAATGTTGGCGTAGGTGTCACCGAGGCCAAGCCAATTGGTGGCCAATCTCAAAAAGGACTCCAATTCCGCATCAAGGAACCATTGGACATAATAGGTGGCCTCAATCACGGATCCTGCGGGCGGTACTGAAAGCGGGTCAAACTTGAAAAAGCCCGTTGCCGGGTCATCAAATGTGATTGGCAGGGCAAGCGGGCCAAACTTTTCCCCATTGATGTAAAGGCCCAGCGGTCCGGTTTCATCAACCGTGGTGAAATCCGTGATGCGCCGAAACTCAAGAGTTTTGAAAAGCAAATTGCCCGAACCGTCGGTCACGGTTCCGACCACGCGTTTCAGGGCGCGCAATTTGTCGGTCGGGCCATCGGAAAGTTTTGTGCGCAAATCATCAACCGCGGTTGTCCAAGACATTAGATTTCCCCCAATTGTTTCAGCGCATCAAATAGTGATGAATCGTTTTCGAGGTAACAGTACCGATAACCCATTTCCGCAAGCATGGAACGTTTCAATTCGCACGTTTTCACATCCTCGGGCGTGTTGGGCAAATCGACAAGCAACATCACGGATTCCAAACCCTCATTCAAGCGGGCATACGGAAAAACCATGTCAATTCGCCGCATCCGGTCGAAATACTTGAACCGTTCGCGCAATTCGGGAACGTACCAATTTTTGTGAAACACTTTGGATTTGGCCAATTGCTCGGGCAGGGTTTTGAATGCCTGAACGGGTTGGCCGCGTTCCTTTTGTTTCAAATCATTTGCCGCCGATTCCGGCATTTCAAATTCCTTGGGCGGCAAAATATGCACAACGGCGTTGCGTGGCTTTCTTCCCATAAAAAAATCCCCTTTGGGGAATGGTAGGGGATGCCCACCAATCCACCAAAGGGTTTTTTCAGTCGATTAGACTACCGAACCGTCATTCCCTTGGAATGCAAAACGGGAATCAATATGATCGGCATTGAAAATCACCGAACACTTGAACCGGGTCACATCGCGGTTAAACGATTCACCGGAGTTTGGTGCCTCTTGCTCCACAACCGGGCCGCTGTATTGCTGCACAACGAACCATGGCTTGGAACCGTCCACAAGGTACCATGCGGTGGAATCGCCGGCCACGGTGCCGTCGTTCTTAAACATGAAACGCGACACGGTGAGGTCCGCGGTGCCTTCCACTTTGATCAATGGGTTGATCGAGAACGTGCCGCCCAGCGAACCGGGGGTTGCGCCGGTTGGATAATATTGCGAGTGCAAAAGCGTAGCCGCGTCAAAACGCAGTCTAGGCCCGATCAAAAGGCGGCTTGGTTGCACAAGCATTTTTAGGCCCAAGCGGTTTTTTTGGTTCATGAGGGCCGTGTATGCGGATTGCAGGTTGCCTTGGTTCAAAAGCCCGAATGATGCCGGACGGTTAGCACCGCCGCCCACAAGGGAGGTTGACCATGGCCACGTTGCCTCATCGGCCATTTTGGTTTCCGACACCGGAACCTCAAGGTCCGCGTACTTCATGCCGGACACGGAGGCGAGTTTCCCCATGACCACCACCTCTTGCGCAAGGCGGCAATACTCGCCCAGCAAGGATGCCTGTTTTGCAAATTGGCCGGTTTGATCCATGGAAAGCAATTCCTTGGAAATCGGCAGGACCAATCCATATTTGCGATTCGTCAGGGAAAGGTCCATCCCCACCGCGCCGGTTTCAGGGAACAATTCGTTTTCGCCCACTTGGCGGACGAAACCAATTCCTTGAATCGGTGCATACAGTTCAGTTTTTTTCGTGGATGCCACCGTGGTGGTCCATTCGTCAAAACTGACTGGGGTTGATTCATACATTTGATTGACGGCGGCCTGTACGCCGGCCCTGAGAACGCCCGGGAATGCCGAGGTTTGGTCGGCCTCGCGGAGTTTGCGTTTTGCGTTTTCAAAGAATCCGGCTTCCATCACGGGGAATTGCTTTTCATCCCGGATATCAACGCCGAATTTGGATTGCATATCCGCAACCAAATCCTTTTCCTCTTCGGTTTGCCAAAGGCGGCTTGCGCGGATTTTGGCGTTCTCTTCCTTCAGGTTTGCACGGCCCAAAATGATTTTTTCAGACATGGTTTAATCCTTTCCTTAGAATTGGAGTCCGGCAGGGGTTACGGCACCGATCAGAATTTCACCCTCAGACAACGCACCCGCGGTCACGGTGTCGCCTTGGAAAATTCCGATTTGGTTGGTTCCTGCACTCGAGACGGTTTGAGCATCGACGGCGCAAGCGTAAACCGCGTCACCGGCGGCAAACGTGTCGCCTGACTTAAGTTTCATTTTCACAATGACGCCGTAAACGGGTCCGGCAATATCCTCGATTGCTTGCGCGGCCGAGGTTGCGAGGCCGCTATAAGGGCCAACAACCTTTCCGAGCAGAATCGTGGATTGTGCAACGCCCAGCACGGTTGCGCCATCGGCGTCCGCGGTTACGGCTTTAAGCAAACCGGAATCGAGGCAAAGGATATCGCCTTGATTGAACGACACGGTTGCATCAATGACATTGATGGCCGATTCGTAAACCGATTTTGGGGAAACGGAACGGGTAATGCGATTTTTTGGCGAGGTTGCCATAGGTCACTTTCCTTTCGTTATTTTTTGAGGAATGCAGCGAAATCAACCTTACCCGTCGATTGCGCCTTTTCCCCGGTTTTTTCGGAGGTGAAAACGAATGGCGATTTTTTCGGCGCGGACTCACCTCCGGCCTTTTGTGCCATTCCGAAACCCTCTTTGAAAGTTTCAATCTTTTCGGTGATTGCGGCTTCACTCTTGGGCTTGCCAATGAGTTTGCGCAATACGTCGGTTTCCTTGCGGCCAAGCCCGGATTCAGCAAGTTTGCGGTCCAGAGTTTCAGCCAATTCTTTTTCCTTCAGGGCGCGTTCGAGGAATGCAATGCGGCCCTCAAGTTTTGCAACGTGGCTTTCTTTTTGCTCGGCCTTTTCCTCAACCTCGGCCTCGCCCTCGGCCTCGCAAGCCTCGGCGGATTCATCGTCCTTTTTCTTTGCCATGTGCTTTGCGAGTGCCATTGCATCGGCGGCGCATTTCATGGCCTCGTCGTGGGATTTGCCCATTTCCTTGTAAGCCTCGTAAGCCTCATGCGCGGCACCGGCGGCGGCCTCATCCAATTCGATTTCCTCGCCACCCTCGCCGGCCATGTATTTTTTGATCATGTCCAGAATCAGGGCCTTGTCTTGCTCCACATCCTCATGGTCCACTTGTTTTGCGTCCACTTGTTGTTCCATTTCTTTTGCCTCACTTTCGGTTTCGTTTTGTTTATGTCGCGCCATTGCAGCTTTGCGCCGTTCGGCGGACGCCCGCTTACTGTCAGCCCTCACCATTTCGGAACGCTTGGCCGCAATGTCTTGATCCTTCCTTGTTTGCCAACCTTTTGAACCTGCCGCGCTTTTCTTTTGAAAGTCGGCGGCGGCTTTTTTGTTTGCGTCAATTCGGTCAAGATTCCGCTTTGTTTTTTCGGCATCCCGGGCGGCACCCTTTCCGCGGGTTTCCCAGCCCTTTTTCGCGCCGTCCGAGGTCCCGGCCTCTTGCTCGGCGGATTCTTTAATATCATTAAAAAAACCCATTTTTGCCCCGCTTTCCAAATATGAAATGATTTTTCCTTTAGCCCCGGGTTCGGTGACCAAATCCACCGATGTTGCCTCAGAAATTTTGCGAACCATTCGCAATTCATCAATCCCCATTTCGACCGCTTGCGCAAGTTTGGGTTTGCAACCTTGCGGCAAACTCGAATCATTCAAAACCGATTCCATGCGCACGGGTTCCGCGTCACCGCTTGCATTGATGGAAAGGCCCACAAACTCTTGGTTGGGGTATCGTTTGCCGTAGTCCACCGCATGGCGCACAAGCGACCGCGCCCATTCAAACGGTGCGTCGGGTAGCAAAATCAAATCCGCCACAAGGGTTGCACATCCATCCTCGGATTCATCAAGGTGGACGTTTTCAAAATGCCCGATGATATCCCGCACCGAACGCTCGGGGCGGTCCATTTCATCCGAGCGGCTGGGGTGGTCGGCGTAACATTTGCGGCCCTCGAAAACTGCAATTGCGGATTGCAACGCTTCCTTGGAATAAAAAAACCGGTCCCGGAAATTGCCCATTCCCTCTTGGATCAACGCGGTTTTGAACCTGAATGGACCGATGCCGTCATCCTTGGCCACGGCCTCAAGGAATCGGCAGGAAACAAATGAATCCCGCATTTCGGATTCCTTGGCTTTGTCACGCAACACGGCAGGATGGCCCGCGGTTGTGTCGGCCTCTTTTGCGGGCGGTTCCTCAACCTTCATTTGCACGGCCTTTGGGTCCACCTTTTCAAACGAAATGCCCGCGGCCTTGAGTGCCTGAACAAGTGCGGCGGCATTCATGCCCGGGTTTTTCATGAGAATTTCGGAAACCATTTCCTCGGCGGATTTTTCAGCGGGCTTGATTTCGGTGGGTTCGGTTGGTTCGCCCAATTCTTTTTCGGGCATACTCGGGCCAACCGCCGGCGCGGGCTTGAACGCTTCAACGCCGAAAAAAAAGGATGTGCCTGCAATCCCCGCGGCGGAACCTTGTTTTTGAGCCATCACCATTCACCTCGGGTTTCACGTTTTGCCTTGGAAATGAACCGGACCAAAACGTCCGCCTTTCCTGCCCCCAGCGGAATCAATTGGGGCCGATAGTCTAATTCACGCAACGGAATCCCCTTTTCCCGGGCAATCCGTTCCACTTCCTCAAGGGTTTTGCATTTGTAACCCTCGATTTCGTACGTTTGCCGACTCACCGCTTGCCTGATTTTTCCCGTGTGACCGCGGTCAACCTCGGCCAATCGGTCATCATCGCGCCCTGTATATTTTTCCGCATTTCGACAGAATTCGTCAAACGTGGGGAAACCAACCTTTTTGAGATAACCTGAAATGTCGTCCATCCAAACCTCACTTGCCATCATTTTTTCCAATTTGCACCCGCTGGGCGGATGAAACACCGCTTGCGGGTTTTTCTATTTTCCCGGGCGTGGACAAGGGGGCGAGTGCCTCGGGTTCAACATCGGACGAATCACCGGCCGTGATTTCCTTTTGTTCAACCGCGAAATCATAGTCCGTGATAGTCAATTCCTTGGCCGCCATGGATGCGGCGCGTTTTTTCGAAACCCACCCTTGGGCCTCGGCCAATGCCAAATCCTTAAATTTTTGTGACCGGTCCTGAGTGTAAAGCTCGGGGAATGTGATTTCAACCGGCACGGATCCAAGGCCCGCCCATTCCATCAAATCGTCCCACATATCGTTCAGGATTTTTTCGTATACTTGTTGGCGGCCCTCAAACTTTTTGGTGACCGGTTCCGTCGACACAAGGGCACTTGCCCGGGTTTGGCCGCCGGAAAGGTGGGTGCCGAAAAAGGAAATTGGAATCCCCATTCCGGATGCAATCATGGAAAGGACCCAATCAAAAGTTGGGTTGTTCCCCATGCGTGCGCCGTCCGCGGATAGGTATTCACGCTTCACCTTGGCCGTGTGAACGAATTCCGACCCGGCTGGGTGAATAGTGCCCATGGCCTCTTGCGCATCAATGTATTGCGCAAGGTCATCCGCGCCGCCTTCAATGGTTGTGTCGATGGAATACGCGGCTTGCTTTTGCGTTCCGATAATTGCGTATTGCACGGTGTCGCGCATCCGCTTTAGATAATCGAGAACGGGATACAAATCCGAGCGGCCGCGTTTTTCACCGGTCACGCAATTGATTTTATATTGCCGCATTTGGTCGGCCGGAATGGTTTGGAAAATATACTTTGCGCCGGGAACCTTGGCTGATTTTTCAAGGCCTGTATAGATTTGCCAAATCGTGGGGGCAACCCAAACAAACGAAAGCGGGCGGTTCGGTTGTTCCGGCCAAGTGATAACTTCCCAAATCACGGTTGGGTCCACAACCTGAACGCGCGGAATCAATGCCTTTGGAATCGGCTGGCCGGCAACCGGGGCTTGCACTGGGGCCGCTTGATGATTGGGCAATTTCCAAATCAGGGTTTCACCATAGACCGCGATTTCAACCGCGATTTGGCGCATGATTTGTTGCACATCATTAACCTTTTCAAACGCGGCCCAAATCGCCATTGCCGCTTTGTTTTCGGAGTCCACGCGATAACCGCGGCCCAAGGTGAAATCCTTGATGATATTGATTGCTTGGTGCGCAAGCGGGTCATGATTCCACGCAAAAAACGCGGCGTTCGCTTGTTTCAAAAAATCCCAATAAGGCAGGGATTTGAAAAAGTTTCCGCCCAGCATCGGGATGAAATCTTGGCCAACAATGTTAGTTGAATATGCCGAATCCCGGGCGAACGAGTCCACGGCCTCGCGAAATTGTGTTGAGTGCATCGGCTTTTCATTTTGGATGGCCTCAAGGAATTCTTTGCGGTCCAAAACACGGATCCCGGTTTTGCCAGTTTCCGGGTCATAGGCCATCACCCGGGCCTCAATTTCAACCGATTCGTCACGCTCCAAAAGGCCGATCAATTCGCCAACCGTGGACACATTATCGGGGCGCAATTCATGGGCGGCCTTGGGATGGAACCGGCCATCAAAGCGGGATTCATTCGTTCTCGGGGCAATCGTTTTGGCGTTTATGTCAGACATTCAACCAATCCTCAAAGTCGGCCAAGTTATTGTCCGGGATTTCCGGGATATCCTCCACCGCTGGGGCCAATGTGCAGCGGCAATTGAAATGAATCGGGGGCACTATTCCATCCCCGCACTTTTCGTCGTCATCCTTGTGGCGCGGGGCTTGTTTTTCAATCTCACTGAGCAAGAGTCCGTCCCGCCACAGGCAACATTCATCGGTCGCTTGGTCCACTATCGCAACCCAAATGAAATCAGTGATTCCGTTTTCATTCGCGGCGTCATTGTCTCCGGCACGAACCTCGGCAACAAAATCATGGGTTGTTTCCTTTTCCACTTCCCATTCGTAAAGATCCGAACCGTCCGGTTTTTTGGAATCCGAAATCACGCCGGCCGGTGAACGGTTGGTTGGAATATACGCTTTTTTGTAAGCGTCCACAATGTCGGCCCATTCCTCATCCGATACAAACCCGCTCGAGAGTGCCACGGGTGCGGCAGGGGTTCCGATTGCGGTTGCAACCAAATCCTCGAATGGTTCCGCGTCATCCGGTATTTCGGCTTCAGTGAGTTTTTGAATCACGCGTTTCGGCCGGGTGACGGTGCGTTCCCGCGGCAATGCTTTGATGATTTTTTGGATTGCCTCATCCTCGGGCAATTCCTGCACAATCGAGAATTCAAGGGCATCAAGGATTTCACGCTTCACCCGGGAAAGGGCAAGCGTGGTGCGATTGATCAATGGCACGCCCTCGAAATTCTTTTGGGATTCGGCGTCAATTTCGCCCGGGGCAATAACAAACTTTGATTCCTTGCCGGTCAACCGGCCCACGGCCTCGGCACTCCCAACATAGGAAAGAATGTATGCGCGGCGTTTCAACGCTTGCCATGCACTCGCCATTTTTTGAGCGGCTGGGGCAAGGATTGAATCCATGTCCGCATTGCATCGGGTCAACGCCGCTTGCGTTGAACGATTCATTGCAACCCCGTGCGGCAATTGCTTCAGGGTCAAAACCGCTTGCGCAATCATTTGCATGAACGCACCGCGGGCAATGTCGTTTATTTCGAGGTGGGCGTTTCTGAGGATTTCCTCAAGTGCGCGTTCGGTTGCCTGCCGAAATGTGCGATATGGTTTTGATTCGGTCCCGCTTTTCATTTTCGGCATTGCCCCGAGGATAGTTCACGGAATGATTTTGCTCTAGGCCCAACATTGTTTTTTGTGGCGCGGGCGGCAGGATTCGAACCCACAACCTCCATTGCCCCCGTCGGGGTCATCAATGGTGCGCCACCATTACGCCACGCCCGCGGGTTTATTGTGACGGGTTGGTGCGCAATCATCAACGGCGCAAAACATAAATACCGCCAACCGAGGGTTGCCACATTTGCGAGGTGGCCGCGATGGCGTAACCTGCCGCGTCCGAAATGTGCGTCAAAAGCGGGTCCGATGTTTGATCCAATGCGCCCCGGGTTATGTTGCGTTTCCATCCGACCCGCTGAAAATCCTTTTTCAACGCAACGCAATCCGGGTGAATCCACAAGTGCGGCAACCCGTCCGAACCTTTCATCCGGGAATTAACCACGTTCACTCGGTCCCGAACCTCGGGGTTGGCCGCGGGCGTGATGTTTTCAAACGATATCCCATTGGCCGAAAGGATTTCCTCAAGGATGGAATAGTCCGAACGCCCGAACGCCGCACGTTGCCCAGCGCGGCCGGACGCATCGCCGGCGATTTTGACCATGGGCCGGGCTTTGATGTTGAGGGCCTTGATCCGGGTCACCAATTCCTTTGCGGCCTCTTGCGTGTGCGAGGCCCTCAAAAAGATTTCATCGAAAAAGTAATAATCCCCCCCGCGGGTTTGACCCAATATCCAAGCCATAGGGTCAAGGTTGAAATCCACGCCCAAAAGGATTGGCAGGTGGGGCGAGTATTTGGAACCGTCCGAAGTGAACGGCGATTGCCACGCGGTGTTTGCATCGCTGAAATTGATGTATGCCGCGCCGTTGTATAGGTCCCGAAACTGGGCAAGGATTTCCTGCGCAAATACCGGTTCGGCCAATTCCTTTTTGGCGGCCTCGAATTCCTCGGCAGTGAATAGGGGGTTGCAGGTACTAGGGGCCTGAAACCCTGCCCAGTTTGAATCCGTTTTGGAGCGTTCGAACAAATCAAAAAACAAATCAAACCCCCGCGGCGTGGAAACGAACGACGCCCAGCCGCCGGTTGTCGAAAGCATGGGGCGCAACACTTGTGGCCATAGGTCCGGGTCCTGATCCCTCACCTCATCAATCACCGCGCCGTTCAGGGTTTCCCCCCGGAGGTTGTGCAGGGATTCACCGGAAACAAATCTGATTTGAGAATTGTTGATCAGTTTAACCCGTAATTCGGTTTGATTCTTTTTTTGGAAAACCTCGGGGCAAGCGTAAAGCATCCCGACCAACCGCCGATATTGAACGCGGGATTGGTCAAAGGTTGGGGAAACGAACCAATACGTTGTGCCCGGATTCTCCCACGCACGGCGGCACAATTCATTCAACGCCATGGTTGACTTGCCCGCTTGCCGCCCGAGTGCAGCAACCTTGAATCGTGCCTTGGATTGGTGAAACTCCAATTGCTTTGCGTGTGGCTTGTAAAGTTTCAGCCGTGCCCGGACAACCTCGGGGTTTTCGTTTTTCATTCCAAAAAGTGGACTAATATTTCACGAACCAAAAAAATAATGGCCGCGGCGCAAAGTTGAATTCCAAGGACAAAAACACCAAAGGTTATTAAATCCCAACCCGTCCATTGCATCAGTGCCACATCAAGGAATTTCATTCCGCTGATTCCTGCCCTTGATGGCTTGGCGTTTCCGTGGTGCCGCCCCATTCCGCGGTGTACACAATCTCTTGCTGGGTTTTCACCTCGGTCTTTTGTTCCACTTTATCGGTCATGCCCAAGTGTTGCTTGGAAAGCCAAATCATCATTGTTGTGTTTCCACCGATTGCCGATTCAAACATTTTCCGCCGGAGTGATATTTTTCCGGGTGCCGAGTATTTTTTAAGAGCCTCCGCAAAATTGACGCCGTATGTCTTAACCGTCCACCGTTCAATGGTATCCTCACTGCACTTAAACCACCCGGCAAACTCGGCAAGGGTGCAGTGCATCCCGGCCAGTTTTTCGAATTCCTCTTGGTCGATTTCAATGCAGGGGCGGCCCACGCGGCGTTTTGGTTTCGGTTCAATGGCGGTCATTTTTCAACCTCGGCGTGAAATGGTGCGGCAAATGCGTCCGGTTCAAAAAACGCATTTTCGAGTAGGTCATCCGCAACGGCTTGGATTCGGTTCAGGTTCCGGGCTTGGCTTGGGGATACCATGACGCCCGAGGATGAAAGGGCGGTTGTGGGGTATTCGTTTGCGGCGATTGGATAGGATGGCTTTGATTTGGTTTGCCCGGATGCGCGGCGTGGAACGCGGATCCCGACGCGTTCGCATTGCTGCACAATCTTATTCACGAAACCAACCGAGCAACCTACTAGGTCCGCGGCTTGTTTTTGGTTCCCGCGTGTAATGGAAAGGGCAAGGACTATGTGCTCCCGGGTTACTTGTTCAAGCGTTTTGAGTGTGAACGTGGATTCATCAAAGCGTATTTTTTCGCGTGGCCTCATGGTTCACATTATGAGGTGATTCAGGGGTTTTTGTCTCCCCAAAAAAATTGTGAATCATGCGCGATTCGACGCCCGGTGAATCATCCGTGATTGCTTTGATTGCGAGGTTTTGCCCTTGGCGTTGCACGGAAACAATCCCCCCCATGGTCAAGGGGATGGATTTGGTTTCGAGGTTTTCGAGTTTGGCGATGTTAAGGGCGTCGGTTTCGAGGATGAATTGAACGATAAATGCATCAATGATGGATTGTGGGGCCTTGAGATTCATTTTCATGAATCGCTTGGTTTGCCCCATGATCCCACCATTTTCAATTCAAAGCCTCGACAATCATATTCAATTCAGTGACCAAAAGGTTGTTGGCGTTCGTGGCGTTTGCAATCCACAATTCCAGAAAATCGTTTGTTGTTAGTTCAACGATTGCTTGCGAATAAAAGTTTTCATTTCGACCGGTTGCCGAGGTTGTGGCTTGTGATTCGGATTCGGCAATTGTGGTTCCGTTTTTGGCGGCCCGCACAAGGATTGTAGTGTTATTGGTTTGAATAGCTTGCGCCGAGCATGAGGCCGTGACCCGAAATGAACGGGTAATACCGCCCGTATAGGTTAACCGGTTGTCAGTATGCGAAAACTTTTGATTCACCGTTGATGCGGTTGTGACGCCAACAATCTTTTCAAAAACCCCAGTTGTGGCGATCGGGTTTTGCGTCAGGTTGTTGGTGTAAAAGCATTGTCCGATTTCGGCACTATTTCCAATCCCTTTGCAATTGGTGAAAAGGGCCTTGTTATCATTAAATTGAACGCCGGCTGTATAGGTTGCGCCGCCGCTGAAATTGCAGGTATCGAGGATATAACCTTCCACCGGAATCACTGCCGATGTGGACACGTTGATTGCGGTTGCGCCGCCGAACGCAACAAATGATGAATAAATCACCCGGATGCGGCGTGTGATTGTCAGGGTTGAGGGGAAGTTGAGGGTTGTTTGCCCAGCCACGCCCGAAAACAAGCATTGAACGAAACCAACCGTTCCAATGGATCCGTTGAATGTCATGCCCGAGGAATTCAAAAGGGCGCAATCGGACATGATGAAATTCGAATAATTTTGAATCGTTCCGACGCCGGATCCGCCGCCGCTCGAATTGCAATCCACGAAATTGACGCCAAGCCAATCCAAGGCCGCGGTTGGAGTGCCCGACCCGTTCAAATCAAGTGCGGTTCCATGGGTCAATGTCACGTTCCGCATGGGGAGACTATACTGCGAGGTCAAAAGGGCGGTTGCGGCGGATAGGCCCGTGGATTTCAAAATGCAGTTTTCCGATGAACCACCGATGATTGTGGTGTTCACGCCACACACAAGCCGCGCCCCGGCAAGGTCCACCGTCGTCGTGATGAAATATGTCAGGTTATTTTCAAGAGTGATAACGCCCGAAACTGGGGTTGGAAAATCCTCGAGTTTGTCGACAAACTTAATCTTTTGGCTTTCGAGGTAGTTATTGAATTTTGCGTAATTTTCCAAAAATCCCATTTTAAAACCCGGGACGGTTGCCCGCCCCGAGCCTCGTTCATTCAATTAAACAATCGCGACCTTGGCGTATTTCACACGGACCACATCACCGGCGGAAAGTTTTTCCTGCCCGGGGGTAATGAGGGAGCCGGCAAACGTGATGCGGGTCACGCCGCCAACCGTTGAAACGGTGTAGTCGTCCGTTTCATGGATGGCCAAGCGGTCCACGAACGCATTGATTGACGCGGTGATTGCGAGGTTTGCAAGCGTGACGTAACCGTTCGTAATGTCGCCCGCGGAAAGGGTGAATTTTTCCTGAACGAATTGAACGCTTGCGGCCTCAAGGGCATCGATCAACCCTTGCAGCACGCCCTCAGCGGCCAGTGCGCGGGCTTCCTCGGCGTCCACATCGGCGATGCGGTCAAGGATCTCTTGTGCCAAATCGCCAGCCACAACGGCAACCTCGGCGTCAACGTAACCTTTGGTCGCGGCGTCGGACGCGGCGGTTGGGTCCTGCACGTTTTCAATTTTGGCCATGCCCGCATCAAGCCCAATGGCCGATACAACGCCGGCAAAATCGCCACCACCTGCAACGGTGAGAACCCCAGCCGTGTCAGTAATGCCAATAGTGCCAACCGATGCACTGCCAAAGGTTCCGCTTGTGGCCGAAACGGACGACGCGTCAATGATTGCGTTGCCGTCCATGTCGAGGGTGCCCGACATTGGGCGAGAACCGTCAAGCTTAACAAAGGTAAGGTCTTCACCCTCAAGGATGGCAACCTCGCCGTCTGTGTAAAGGTTTGCGGCGGTGATTGCATCGGCCTCGGCTTGGTCCGCGTATGCTTCAATAGCGGCTTGACGGGCGGCAGTGTAATACCGGGAATCTCCGCTTTCAGCGACATCTTCGGTGTCGAGAACGACGATTCCGGTTTGTCCGTTTACGGAATCAACGGCACCCGAGGTGATTTGAATGTAAACCGAACCGCTCCACCGGTAGCACTTGCTCGTGTCGATGGCGACATAGATTTTGCCCGTTTCGCCGGTTGCAGGGAACGCGGCAAGGTTGGCGTACTCGAGAACGTCGTCAACGTAGCTTGGCAATTGGTTGGAAGGGACAAGGCCCGAACCGTCAAGGGTTGCAAGGCCGCCGGCTACGCCATAATCGTTTTCGATTGCGGTCACGCGCACATCAAGGGCGGTGACATCGCCGGAAACGGACGCAACCTCGGAATCGAGGTGGCTTTTCCGAACAATGTCATTGCCGGCAACCGGGTCACTGGAAACTTGGGGCAGGACAAGGAATTGGAGTTTGTCGGATGCGTCAAGTTTCAAAAGCGAAACGTCGGCCGAATCGGCGGCGTTGCGTGCGCGGATTGCGCCATTGTTTCCAATGAGAATTTTTTCCTCATTGATCGAATCGTTTAAAATAAACTTCCGTTTAATTTGTTGTGCCATGTTTTAAAACCTTTCCGTGGTTATGAATCAAAGTGAAACGGTGAATTGAACCGAAACTTGATCTCCCTCATCAATCCCAAGCAAACCCCCCGGCGCAAATTGATTGATAAATGAAACCCGCGTGGTGCCAATCCCCAATGTGACAGTATAGTCGGCGTTTTCGACTAACTCAAACCCACCGAGAAAAACCTTGGTTGATAGTTCAATGGCCTGAAAAGGGATATCAATATATCCGTTTACAAGGTCAATGGCCGACAAAATCACTTCGGTTTTTTTGAATTCAAGGGTGGGGTTGATTGGTTGAAATGCATATTTTACGAAAACCTCATCGCCGGATTCAACCGGGATGATTCCGCCGGCCAGCATGGGGGGCAAAAACTGAATGTCAGCCGTCCCGGATGCGTTTGCGGCCAAATCATAATCAAGCCCGCGGGCAAGGGTAAGGCCAGCCACGGAAACGGTTTCGGAGTTTGCGACGGGTTCGGCGGCAAGGGTAATGGTTCCGGATGTGGCTTGCGATGAATTCAATGTGAAAACCTCGAAAGTGTAGTTGATGGCCTCAAGGCTATTCGCAAGGTTTACTTCGCTTAGGACGCCGGATGGCGCGAATTGCAAAACTTTCATGACCTTAGAATCCGATCCCCTATGTTGACCAAGATTCGGTCGGTTCCAAACGCTTGTCCAATTTTCACGATAACCTGCCCGGACGCCGCTGGGATTGTTTGCGTGATTTGCCCGGGCGTGGTCGCGCTTAAGTAATACTCCGCCGTTTCATTCAAACCAGAAAAAACGCTTTCAACCGTCAATCCGGAAACCCGAACGGTTGCCGTCGTGTCATCCGATTTTGATTCCACGATTCCGAGCACAAGTGAATTGGCCAGTGAATTTGCCATGGCTGGGGTTACAATTCCCGCGGCATCCACCCGGACCACATCACCGACCGCGGTTGTTGGAGTGCATTCAAGGTTCTCGAGAACCACGTTTGCGTTTTGTCCGCCGCCCGATGGAATGACAAACGAATTGTAAAAACTCATTAGGCCAATTCCTCAACAATCACGGTTGCCGCCCCACCGACCGCCCGGAGGTAAACCACCACATCGTCCGTGATAACGATTTCACGGATCCCGTTTGCGGGGATTTGAAACCCAATGGTGACGGCTGGGTTGTTGGTGTAATTCCAAAGGATTGTCCGGTTGCTTGTGTTCTGCACGATTAGGGAATTGCGATTTGCAAGCGGGACAAGCGGGGCCGCGGTCCATGCGGTTGTGACAAGGGCCAGCGTTTGAATCCGGCCTTGGATTGAAACCCCTTGGATGTTGAGAACGCCGCCTTGAACAACCGTGTGAAGTGCGCGCCGGCCGGTTTGGTCGATTGAATTTCCAAGCGGTTCCGACCGATCCATCATCAATGGCGAAATCACCTTTTCGTCAGCCATCGGACTCCCCCTTTTGATTCGCCTTCAATTTGAAACAATTGGCGCAAATATCCTGCCGGTTTGGCCTATCGGTTGCGGCCCCAAGTGTAAACCCGCGGGCGCAAACCCGACAAGTGCGGACCCTGCATATCCGGCAAAACCCGGATGCGTGGCGGGTTATTTCCATGCAATCAATCGTAAGGCACGGCGCGTATTCGTCGGATTCAATCATCCGTTCCAATCGCTCGGCAACCCTATCCAACAACGCATCCAATTCCGTTTTTTTTTGGCCCATGATTTCAGTCTAGCTTGCCTGAAACCTGAATCAATACATGGCCCATTTTTGGCGGGGCCTTGTGCCACCAAAAACTCGGTTGCCCAATCACGCTGGGTTTGTCGTCGGCAATCACGCCCGAGCGGACTAAACCGTCAATGATATGCTTGAATGACGAAACCAACCCGTCAAAATCAGGTTCACGGGTT